GTGTCTACACTTATTGCCATAATTCTTTTTTTGTAGTTTTGCAACCACCCCGAAGGGCAGTTGCATCACCATTGATTATTAATTTAATCGTTTTTCTATATTGGAGTATATCTCCATTCCTTCGTCAGTCTTAAACCATTGGGCTAAAGCTGAATATGGATGTTCATCAAAAGGTACAGTCATTAACTTCCTGTCATTAGTTCCCCATGAGAACGTTCTTTGGTCAGGAGACAGCTTAATAATACCTGCTTCTGTAGCTTTTATACCAAAGTTTCTAAGCATTACATTATCGTCATTAACAAGATCTAGGAACAGCTGAGGGTTTTTCTTAGCATACAGTAGTAAATCTCGTTTAAGCTCCTTAGAACTCATCTCTGATACCTTAGAACCAATCTCAACCCTCATTACAGCTTCTGCCATGTCTATGTCTAGGTTTTTTGCTGCTATTAAAGCCTCGACCTCAAATTCAAGCCAGTCTAATTGAGATTCTGCTACTTTTTGAGGTTTGTACTCATAAAATATTTGATCTCTTTGGGGATGGTATAAAGAAAGTAGCTTTTGTAAAACGGTTTCGTTTCTAGGTACAAATAGACTGCCAGATCTAAAAATGATATGAGCTAATCTTTCATCACCTTTCATTTCATCAACAAAAGGCGTTTGTTGGTTTTTGCAATACTTAATTTCTCTTTCAAAACCTTTCTCTTCATCAAACCAGTAAATACCCGCGGCTTTGATCATTCTACTTAAAGGTTTCTTATTACCTTTTAAGTAGTAAACTCTATCTTTAATCTCCCAAGTATCTCTCTTAGGCAGTTCTTTTACAATTGGTTTAGGCTCCGGTTTTGGAGCTTCAAGTACAACTGTTTCTTCTACGTAGGGTTCTTGAACCTCTACTTTTTTTGTTTGCTTTTTAGCCATAATATAATAAAATAAAAAATTAATATAAAACTACCCCACCCGAAAGCAGGGTAGTTTCACCAAATATAATATACTCCTAGTTCATTAACATGAAGTTGTTCGCGCCTTGTACTATCAAGCAACGCTCAGATAACATGTGGATCTGCATCGCATCAAGTGCTGATGTAGTCGCTCCAACTGAACCAGTTGTCCATGTCTTCATTTTGCGGTTGTCAGTAGCAGAAGCTCTGTAACGAACGTGTAGGAAAGGACGCTTAAGGTTCTTGCCTAACTGCTGATCGTAGACTGTTGAAGTACCTGCTGGGATAATGACCCCACGGATAGCTCCTGCAGCGTAAGCAGCGTTAACACCTCCACGTGTAGCTAAGTCGTTTAAGTAACGGAAATCTGACTTATAGAAATCGTAAGATCCACGACGGAATCCAGAGAATCCTAAGTTAAGAGCCATATCCTCCTCGTTGTTGAATACTCCATAAGAAGTACCTCCAGCACCGTAAGAATTCATAGAAGCTAACATGTCATCCATAGCTAGAGACGTAGCTCTATTCACAAACATCATATTCTCTTCAATAGCACCTTGCTTATCAAACTCTGCTAGAATAGCATCAAACTCCGCTAAGTCAGTAGCAGCGTTAACGCCAGTAACACCTGACGTCATGTTTCCACGAGCCTCAATAGCAGCGAATAAACCTTCAGTTCCAACACCGTTAGTGCCGTCAGCTCCATACAAGAAATCATCTACCCCAGAAGCTGGGTCGTCAAGACGATTTATTTCAGCCTCAAGCATAGACATCTCCAAGTAATCGTTGAAACGAGCACGAGTATCAGACTCAGCTTTTAAGTACCAAAGGAAACCTGAAGCTCCATCTTCAGCAGCGATCTCTACCCAACCAATTTTAGACGCGTCAGATCCTGACACTTCGTAGTAATCCTTTAAGATAATTGGTTTGTTAGAAAAAGTTTTGAATGAAGGCTCATTAGCACCTCTTGCATCAACCGTAGCTGCGCCAGCAGCGTTGTAACCAACACCCTTAGCGTACTCAGAACCGTAAACAAATAGTGTCACAGAAGAATCCGCAGTGTTTCCAGTTGTTGGAATTGTAGTGCCATCGTAAGCAGCTACAGTGATATCAGCAGAAGTAGCAGCGGTTAGATTAACAAGTGTAACTACACCTTTGTAAACCCCGGTAGGAGCCGCTACAATAACAGTGTCGTTCAACCGAACACCATGAGTTAACATTCCGTCTGCTGCAAAACCATTACCATCAATATCAGATTGAATAGTAATAATATTGTTGTCATCTATATCACACTTATAAGATAAGTGTAATCTACCTTGCTCAGACCAAATAACTTGGTCGGCGCTCATAGATTCTTCAGCCCCAACTTGTGAAAGGAAACCTGAGATTGTTCTTTGTCCGAACACCTCAGCCTCTTTCTCCATAAGGTCTGGTACATATTGTTGTCCCCAACCTGCGTTTGACGCAGATGAGAGATCTAGATAGTTTGAAGATAACGCCTGCTGAATTGCAGCTGGTACGCTATTTAAACTGTTTCCTCCTGTAATAGCCATAATTTTTAATTTTTAATTTTTGTTTTTGTTTTTAATTTTGAACTTAAAAGAGGCGGAATCATCACCTAGTACCCTTACTTTCGTGCCCCCAACCTGGCTTTCCCCATAAGAGGATCTAGCCGTCGTGTTGATGTTCTTGGCTTTGGCCACACTGTCTTTCAGTGCATCTGCCTTGCCTTGTTCGTAAAAGTGATTAGCGACTGCGTCTGCATTCATAGCTGTGTACAAACTCTTATGGTAACCTTTAGCATCTGACAGTGCGTTGTCTTCGCCCAAAAACTTTTTGGTGAAATTTGTAATGTCGCTTTGGGTTTCCTTTATTTGGCTTGCGTCCTTAACGTTAAATCTAAACTTTTTATCCCCAACATTGTATTCAAAACCTTTGAACTTGTCGTTGAAAACCTGATCGGTCTTCTTGGTGAATTTAGACTTTTGTTGTTGAGCTACTTTCTGGGTCTGCTCTGACTCTTTATTGTATCGGTCAAAGAAATTTATAGCTTTCTGCTGCTCAGTTGTGAGCTTGCTTCCTGCTTTAATCTCTTCGTAGTATTTAGACTTTTGCCCGTCTAAGTAGGTCTTGGCCTCGGCAACTTGCTCTTTGAGGGCCAATTTTTTACGTTTAATATCTCTTTCATCATCTATATCCTCGTCAAATGAGAATTTATCTTCCATAAGGAAGTTAATCTCCTCCGAGTCTAAATGAGGTTTAGTTTTTTTGTAGTACTCTAGCATAGCGTCTTGATCGTCTAGATCTTTAACGTCCTTGTTAAGGTTAACGTAATCGCTAAGGTCTCCACCAGTCTCATCCATAAAGTTTAATAACTTTTGAACGTTTTCCGGCAACTCTTTCCCCGACTCAAGCGCCTCCGCAACCTCTTCAATAACCTCCTCCTCAGTTATCTCTTCAATCGCGGGTACTTCGTCGCTAGACTCTTCTTCTTGTGCAACTTCTGCAATAACCTCTTCGAGATCGGTTTGATTTTCATCTACTGTTTCTACTGGTTTACTTAAATCTACTTTGACAACGTCTGGATTATCTTTGCTTTCAAACTTTTCTAGATCAAGCTCGGGAGCTTGTTCTTCTACAGCCTCTACTTGGGGTTCTTCTTGGACAACCTCTTCAGCTACTTCTTTGTTTTTTACTTCTTCCATAATATATTATATAATTAATTACCAATTTGTGGGTTAAATTTATCTAAACCCATTCCGCCTCCTAGGATATCATTACCTGAAGACTCGAACTTTTTAGCTGTTGCTTTTACAACTTCTCGCTTATCTTTACCTCGCTCTTTCATCCCCTCTACTTTCTCTGTTGACTGACGCTCTTGATCGCGAAGACTTTGATTTAAGTCAAACTCAAACTGCATTAGCTCTTTCTTTAATCTAACCTCCTCTTGAAGATGAGTTAATTTAGTCTGACCTTTTGTTTGTTCTAGTTGAAGGTCTATTTGAGCTTTTGCCTGATTTTTTTGTATCTCAGACTGAGCTGCGGCTTGTTGAGTTTGCGCATTTGCTTGTGCTTGCGCTTGAATGTTTTCTTGCTGGGCTTTCTGTTCACGCTCTTGCTTTTTCTTGCGCTTTATCTTCAACAGTTGGTTAGCAAGTTTAACGTTCCTTACCTCCCTGATATCTATAGCGTCGTCTAAATCAATCAACTGCTGAGCCAAAGCTGTTTGTATGTTGTTCTCAAGAAGCTGCTTCTCCTCCTCGTCTGGTTCTAGTTCTATAAATATACCAAAGTCATACAAGTGTAACTCGGACATCTCTTTTAATGTAGCTACATTATGTGCTCCTATCGCCTGAACAAAAGCATCAGCCGTAGGTGAATATTCAAGTATGTCTGATATTCTTAACGAAAGAGCCTCAGCTACTTCAGAGGTTAAAAACATTGATGACAACAGTATATGCCTAGTCGCTACGTTAGAGTTAGCCGCAGCTAACTTCTGAATTCCCACTAATGACTTAGGGTCTGGTGTGCTAGCGTCTCGAGCTTCGTTTAAACCCGTTACATCCCGAATCATTTGTAGATAATAGTTGTAAGTTTGGATTAAATTACCCATCTTGTTTTGACCAGCCCCGTTGGATATCTGCTGTATAGGAATTTTCCCTGGGTTTTGATCACCATCCCCGTTCAAGCTCCTACCGATTACACTACCCGTCTGGAAAAACATATTTAAAGCTTCCTGCGGGTTGTAGTTTGTTCCATTACCTAAATCTATCTCAGCAAGACCATCAGCATCGAGGTACACCCCATCAGGTACCATACGTGACAAGACTTGCTGCAACTTAAGATGTGTGAGCTGAATCATATCAGCAAACCCAGTAATTCTACTAACTAAAGACTCTATTCTACCTTCATACATTCTAGGCGCAACTAAAGAGTAATTCATTTTAACTTTGTTAAAATCGCTCTTACTACGCATCATGTTCTCTGCCTTCTGCCACTTGATAAGTTTGTCCGTGCCAAGCACCATAGCCCCTTCAAACACACACTCTACAGATCTTTGTATTCTAGAGTAACCACCCTCTTTGTCTTTGGGAGGATTAAATGTATCGGGTTTTTCTATAGCCTTATATCCGCCGCTACCGGTTTCTTTAACCTTATACACATCATTAGTGTACGTTCTGTAGTTGAAATATAAAACTTGGACCTTGTTCTTATCTGTTTCGTGTACCCTTCTACCCCGTATATGTCGCGCTGACGAATTAGAGTGTATGTCCTCTAGATCTGCTTCAGTTAGATTGTCAAACTCTCTAGCTAACTCATTAATTGGAATTGTTTTAATTTCTCCAATATAGTATATATCATCAAAATATGGCGACTCCGTGTAAGAGTAAACAATGTTTGCTGGGTCAACGTATTCAACACTTACCCCATCGCTCCAGTTAAAATTCGTTTTAACACAAGCTATACCTAGCACCGCTAAGTCGTAAAGTAGTCTGCGTCTAGTTAGATCGTATTTATTACCGTCTAGTAAAACGTTTATCGCTTGCTCCTCCGCAATCTCCACAGCCTGCTTATAATTAAGTTGCATGTGTAGGTCCAACTCTTCCTTTGTATCAGGTAAAGTTGATGGGTCGTTTTCAAACAGGTTCATATTAAGAGAACCAGCAGCTTTTTCATTAAATGCTTTGGATTTCATGTCCTTTTGAATAGACTCCATGTAATCCGTTTTTTTACTCACACCGTACTGATCCTGGGAGTAAGCCTTAATACTAAACATCCTTTCAGACATACCGTTAACAACGATATCTACAAATTTAGGTATAATAGGCACTGGTTTCCAGTCTAAATTAAGATAAGATAAATCACCGTTTATAGATAACTCATCTTTATACTTCTGTATAGACTGTTCACCTCTAGCATACAATCTAAGATTATGAAACTTCTGCTGAGTAGCGTTATATCTATTACTGTGTGACTCGTTGAACCACTCTTGCTCTATAGCTCTACCCACTTTAAGCCCATATTCATGGCTCATTTTCTCTAGGTCAGGGACCGCTTGAGAAGGAAAGTTATCATAAATAGCCATGCTTATTTAATTATCTGGGAGTTAAAGCCCTTATTGTTATATTTTGCTATAGTCAAATCCAAGGGTTGTGTTTCTGTTTTAGCGTTAGGCGCGTATAAATGTCTGTTACAGGCCATAATGGCTAAACCAGAACTTATAGAGGCATCGTGCTTGGTTCTCTTGTTTATGTCAAATCTAGCCCAGTCATTGAGCAGCTCATTAAAGTACACTGTTCCATAGTTACCTTCGCCTAGATGACCTACATGTTCTTGTATGTACATCTCAATAGCGGCTGCGTGGGCTTGTTTAATATCTTCACTTGAGTTTGGTATACCACCCACCTCTTTTTCGGCAACTGATAGTTTCTTCCAGGTTTTGTCTGGTCTGTTCATACTGTAGCCTCTATAGCCTCTTCGGCGTAAGTAGTACAGTAACCTTGGTTTGTTGTTCTCTGCTAGTATAGGCATCCCGTAAAACACAAGGGCCATAAGCATATCCTCAAAGAATATCTCTGCGGTCTGTGGTCTTGCTATATACTCTAGAAAAAATGTGCTCGAAGGAGCATCTTCCATAGAAAACTTCGTTAGTCCGTGAAGGGCCCCTTTTGACCCTTTGCCATCGACAGTGCCGCTAATATCATAGCTATCACACCCAAACGCCCCAATATGATTATTGCCT